GTCAGTATTACCGAGCTTTCGTAAGTGAGGGAATAGCTGAACAAGTTGCAACTGGCGACATGGCAGTAGCTGACGCAGCTTCCCTCCTTGGTTGCACTTCTGCTACTGTCAGTCGCATGCTTGCTGCCTACAAGATTGACACTAGAAACGAAGTAGCTGCAGAAGATTGGGAGTTATCCGAAGATGCAAAAGCATCCCTAGAAAATTTTTCTAACTTCCGACAAAGATATTTCCGAACCGAACTTGGAAAGAAGTATGACACTGCGCCTTTTCATACTAACTGGATAAATAACATTATAGATTCTATAGATAACGGTAAAGAGTTATTAATACTGTCACCCCCACGACACGGAAAAACAGAATTGTTAATACACTTTGCTGTGTATCAGATATGTAAAAACCCTAATGTAAGGATTATGTGGGTAGGTGGTAACGAAGACATAGCTAAGAATGCATTATCTGCTGTACTTGATGTATTAGATACTAATGAAGAATTACAAGATGATTTTTGTTTACCAGGTACTAGCTTTAAACCAGATAACAGGTCAGGTAAAAACTGGTCACAGAATCAATTTACTGTAGGTACAAGAACAGTAGCAGGTATTAAATCACCTACTATGGTAGCTGTAGGTAAAGGTGGAAAGATTCTATCAAGGGACTGTGACATAATAATTGCAGACGACATTGAAGACCACCAAACTACTATGCAACCTGGTGCAAGAGAAAGTACAAGACAATGGTGGACAACAACATTATCAAGTCGTAAAGAAGAACATACAGCTGTAATTGTAATTGGGTCAAGACAACACCCTGATGATTTATATAACCACTTACTTGAATCAGATAACTTTACAAGCATAGTAGAAACAGCACATGCATTAGATTGTGAAATACCAGAACATTTAGAAGATGAACATGTTGATTGTATGTTGTGGTCTAACAAACGTAGTTTTAAATGGTTAAGGTCTAGGTTACACTCTGCAGAATCTACAGGTGGTAGACAAACATTTGAAATGGTTTATTTTAATCAAGCATATGTAGAAGGTACGCAAATATTTACAATGAACATAATTGACCAATGTATGCGACCTGACTTAGTACTAGGACAAGTATATAAAAACTTATATCTTGTTGCTGGACTTGACCCTGCATCTAGTGGATATCAAGCTAGTGTGCTTTGGGGTATAGACCAGTACAGAGGTGAGCTTTATCTAGTTGACCTAGAAAATAAACGTGGCGGTGGTATTAGAGCTGCATTAGACCAAATGGCTGATTGGTTACATCAGTATGATGTTAGACATTGGATAGTAGAAGAAAACGGATTTCAAACTGCTATTAGACAAGATGCAGCTATAAAAGAATTTACACTACGTACTGGTATAACTGTACAAGGACATTTAACAGGTAAAAACAAACATGACCCACTTTATGGTGTAGGTGCTATGGCTGATTTATTTGAAGATAGAAGAATACATTTACCTACTGGTGATGGTGTGTCAAATTCAAAAGTACAGCAATATAGGCAACAACTGTTATACTTTGATGGAAAACCTGTTTCTAAAAGAAACAAGGAAAAAACTGATATAGTTATGGCTAGTTGGTTTCCTATGAAGGTTTTTAGGCGTATGCAAAAAGAGCATGCTGCTGATATAGGGTTAGAATACAATCCTAGTTATGGAGATTTTAAAATGAGTGAGATGAACGAAGCACCATGGGCATAGAAAATTTAGATATAAAATCTTACAAAGAGATTATACAAAATGCTGCAGAACTTACATCAGGTAAATTAGTTCAAGAAAGACAAGTACAGAAAGCTAGAATAAAAGCAATTCTTAATGGTGGTGCAGATGGTATTAAAGCATTACTAGGTAATACAATGGAAACCTCTGATGCTGATTTATTACCAGCTCCTAACATGTTGCAGTCAGGTATTGACCGACTTGCACAAAAAGTTTCTGGAATACCACAAGTAAGAGTTGATGTTCCTAATGATAATGATTCTGCTAGAAGTAAACAAAGAGCAGAAAAACTAGAACGCATAGTAACTAACTATGATGATAAACAAGGTTTATTAAATCAATTACAACAAGCATCAAGATGGTTACCAGGTTACGGTTACTGTGCATGGGTAATAACAACAAAGCGTGATACTAACGGTTACTTTTATCCATCAGCAGAATTACGTGACCCTTATGATACATTTCCAGGTAACTTTGGTCCTGACCAACAACCTAGAGAAATGGCTGTAGTAAGACGTATACCTAGATATAAACTTGCACAGATATACCCAGAGTTTGCTGAACAAATACTTAAACAAGATGATGATGAAGGTGATGAAGTTAATGGTGATTTAGCTGCACCTTTTATGTCATATGAAAATAACAGAGAACAAAACTGGGAAGATAATACATACTCTGGTGTAAGAGTAATTGAGTATTACGACATGGGAGGTACATATGTTGTATTCCCAGAACGTAATATGATTTTAGATTTTATACCTAACGTATTATCTACACCGCCTTTTGTTTTCATGAAGAGAACATCTTTTGACCAACTAAAAGGACAATATGACCATGTAATTGGTTTGATGGGCATGATGGCAAAAATAAATATTATGTCAGCTATAGCTATGGAAGACTCAGTATTTACAGAAACAAACATATCTGGTGAAATAGAATCAGGACAATATCGTAAAGGTAGATTTGCTGTTAACTATCTAGCACCAGGAACACAAGTTTCTAAACCAATGAACAACATACCTTATCAGTTGTTCCAACAAGTAGATAGATTAGAGCGTCAACTTAGAATGGTAGGTGGTTATCCTGTAACTGACGATTCACAAAGTCCTAACTCTTTTGTAACTGGTGCAGGTCTATCTGAACTTAACAGCACTATGTCACTTATGATTTCTGAATATAGAGATATTATCAAAACAGCTATGGTACAAATGGATAATAAGAGATTAGAAATGGATGTAGTCCTATCTTATTCTCAAGGTATATCTAAGAAACCTATGGCTGGTTATCTTAATGGTTCTGCATTTGCTGAAAACTATTCACCATTAAACGATATAGGTGGTGACTTTAAGACAAGACGTATCTATGGTGTTATGGCTGGATTTGATGAACCACAAAAAATTGTAACTGGATTGCAATTATTACAAGCTGGTGTAATTGATGTAGAAACATTACAAGATAATATTGACGGTTTAGAAAACATAGCAAAAGTACAAGAACGTATACGTAAGAACAAAGCTGAACAAGTATTGTTTGACAGTATATTAGCTAGGTCTGCACAAGGTGACCCATCAGCCACAATGGCTGCTATAGCTATTTACGAGTTTCCATCTGCTATCACAGATATAATGAAGCAGTTCTACACTCCACAAGAGCCACAGATGTCACCTGAAGAAGAAGCTATGATACAACAACAAATGATGCAACAGCAATTAGGAGGACAAGGTGGAGTACCAACAATGGCACAGGCATTCGGAGTATAAGAAAATGCAAGATTATTTTGATGTAGAGTTCTGGGATGTTATATATAACGAATATGGTGTAACAGACGAACTAGATATATTGTCAGAAAATGTATTAGAAATAATAACTCCTATGCCTGGAGTAATAGTTTTGATAACTAGGGAGTTTAATAATGGCCAAGAATCGTAGAGGTGGATATAGACAGCCAAATAATCCTGCACCTGTAGCTACACCACAAGGTGGGCAAAGGACGGATGGAGGACCAGGAAGTAGTAAACAACCCCTTAGAAGGCTACCTGACGCTGATTATGGGCAAAATAAAGCATTTGTTGAACAACAACAGGCTGCTCCCCTACCAAAACAAAATAACATGCCTATTACCCCTAATGTATTTGCACCTACTGAAAGACCTGGTGAACCAGCTACACAAGGTGTTCCAATAGGGCAGGGTAGTGGTCCAGCAAAGTTACAAGACAATACTGATACGATATTAGAGGCAATATATCAAATTAATCCTTCACCAGTGATTTTGGAGATTATTAACAATAGGCAGGCTTAATGGGTTTCTTTCTATATGATAGAAATGAATACTATGATGTGTTGCGTGGTGTTAATCGTGATGATGCACAAGTAGATAACTATAAATCTATATTTGAACAAAATGACCAAATACAAAAAGATTTAGAAACATACGCAGAAACATTACCAGAATTACCAGGTGACGTATCTGCATCACTTTCTATAGCAGGAGTACCACCAGGTTATAATGCACCTAAACAAATAGCACAAGAAGTTGTAAATAATCGTACATATAACGAAGCACAAATCTGGCAAGAATTACAACAAAAATATAAATATGAACATTTAGAAGACAACATGAAGATGACCATAGGTGATTTACTTACAGGTGGTCTTATGCCAGGTGGAGCTAAACCTGGAGATGTACAGTATGGTGTATGGACATTTGCTGCATTAGATGCATTATTCCAAACTATAGGACCAGCAGGTAAGTGGTCTGTTATATCTACTGCTGTTAATGCATTAGCACCTGGACAACCTATGAAAGTAGGTAGGTCACAAGCATATTTAAGAGATATACGTGCATACGATAAATTATTAAAAGAAGGTGTATCACCAAGTAAAGCACAAAGTATGTTGCAAATAGACCTAAGTCAATCATCTGTTAAAGGTTTGGGTGAAGAAGTAGGTGGTATAGACAATATACGTAAATATATGGATATGGTATCTGAAGCACACAATATGGGTGGTGAACCAGTACTTGCTAATATGTGGCGTAATGTTGTACAAGGAAAGCCACTTAACTTTGATAGGGCTACAAAAATAACATTAGAAAGTGTACAAGCAGAAGATACACCTTATTACATAGATTTAACACAAAAGTATGGTATGTCACCAGAACAAGCCAGCGATTTTATTTACAAGCATATTGGTGAACCAATTAAACAACGTGATGAAAATGGTGAAATACATTACACATCTAGTTATAACCCTAACAAAATAAATTT